AACACGCCACATTGACACAATGCGTCAAGCGTCGATTTCACCACGTTGTCAATGTCACGTATGCGTTTATCGGGCGGGTACAACTCAATCGTTATGTGAAGCCTTTTGTTTGCAAAACCATCATGACCATTACGCGTAAATTCTGCATTAACAGCCGTTTTAAACAACGTTGCGCGTGACGTAAGAAAACGCCTTGACCCTTTAAAACCCCAATACGTATTGACGCTTGGGGGAAACGGGATGGTTAAATTTAAAGCGTCACGTGTCATATATTGTAAATTTGTGTATAATACATTCAGCACAATGGGTGCTATGTTTAACAACGGAGTAATTATGAGTAGAGTATATGACCAATGGCTTGACAGCCGCAAACACGAATCAGACGAATTCATGCACGAATTTGAAATGCGCACACAACGGCATTTGCAAACTGATTGGAATCCCCAAAATTACGAAATGTTTATGGATGCGTTATTTGACGCAAACCTTGAACCGTACAAAACCCGATTAACAGAAGCCATTACAAGAGGCCACATGGGTGCATTGGAGATTGGCACAATCATTTGTGACATGGTTCACGATTATTGTGAAGACAAGGCAAAACAATTAGCAAAGCAAGAAATGGGGCAATCATGAAAACATTTATTGAATTACGAAAAATCAACGTCAACCCGCACGTCGAGAAAAAAGGCAATTTGTCATACCTATCATGGGCATGGGCAGTTGATTATTTATTGCAAGAAGACCCGACCGCACATTGGGGTTTCCATGAGCCAAGTTATTTTGGTGAAACCGTGATGGTGTCATGCACTGTAAACGCGATGGGTAAATCCATGTATATGCATTTGCCTGTCATGGACAACAAAAACAACGCCATTAAAAATCCCGACGCACGCAAGATTTCAGATGCAATGATGCGCTGTTTAGCCAAATGCATTGCAACGTTTGGAATTGGTTTATATGTGTATGCGGGCGAAGATATTCCGGCTGTTGACATACCCGAAGAAGAAACAATTGAAGTTGATGTAATGATTACGGCAATCATGGCATCGCCTACGCTTGAGCAACTACGCGAGATTTATTTTGCCACAGTTAAGACAGCACGCGGTAATCAAGACACGATGAAGCAATTGGAAGCCGCTAAAAACGCACGCAAACAAGAATTAACCGAAGCGGGCATCAATGAATAAACAGTTATACATTGACATTGAGCAAGGCTCAGACGCATGGAAACAAGCGCGTTTGGGTCACGTTACAGCCAGCAACATGGCAGACGTAATGTCCAAAGGCAAAGGCAATGCTGAAGCCGTTGGGCGTTACAAATACAAAGTCAAATTGGTTGCCGAACGTTTGACAATGACAACGGGTGAATCGTTTACAAATGCGGCTATGGAATGGGGCGTTGAACAAGAACAATTTGCGTGCATTGAATACGAAGCGGCTAAAAACGTTTTTGTTGAACGCACAGGCTTTTGGTTGCACCCAACGATGCCGTGGCTTGGCGTGTCACCAGACCGGCTTGTTGGCGACGATGGCTTGATTGAGGTGAAATGCCCCAATACGACAACGCACCTTGGTTATTTGTTTGACAACAGAATACCGCCTGAGTATTACAAACAAATCCAATGTCAATTGTGGGTCACGGGTCGCCAATGGTGCGACTTTGTGTCTTACGACCCCCGACTGCCAAAGCGCAATCGCTTGCTGATTGTGCGTGCAGAACGAGATGAAAATCTCATTAAAGAGATGGAAACCGAAACGATAGCGTTTTTGGGCGAAATCAATCAATTAATCATTAAATTGGAAGGCTAATCATGGCTGTAAATAAATTCATTGGCATCGGCAATTTGGGCAAAGACCCCGAAATGCGGTTTATGCCCGACGGAAAAGCAGTTTGTAATTTTTCAATTGCAATTAGCGAAAAATACAAAGACAAATCGGGCGAATCCAAAGAGGTAACCGAATGGGTCAACGTGGCGTTGTTTGGCAAATTGGCTGAAATCGCTGGCGAATACCTAAAAAAAGGTTCAAAGGTTTACGTTGAAGGAAAAATGAAAACGGAAAAATATTCCAAAGATGGCATCGACCGCCACACAACCAAAATCATTGGTGAAAAAATGGAAATGTTAAACAGCAAAAGCGAAAATGCTGACACGCCACGGGCACAAACAAAACCCGTAGAAACATTTGAAATGGATGATGACATTCCATTTTAAATAATGCACAATGCAATTGAGTGCGGTTGCCATTGCGCTCGTTGGTTCAAGGGGGATGCTGAAAAGTGTCTCCCTTTTTTTTCACCATAAAACGTCATGTAACCCCACCCCGCACCCGCATTACCAGTTTTAACGCAAGCAATTTGGTCTGAAGACAAAATGTTTCATTGTGTAAAAAGTGTTGTATTTTCAACAGAAACCAATTTATTTTGCAAGAAACGCCAGAAACGCGGTTTTTGGATATAATACTAATCATGACAACACGTCATACATTAATCATCTAAAAGGAAATAAATCATGACACACGTAGAAATCATCCCAACAAAAACTTACAAAACTGCCGCCAACGCACACGCCGCAGTTGCCAAAAAAATCAGCCCTAATTTAGAACAGGCTCATTTGGGTGCTATTCGTTACATCGTGACACAGCACACAGATGGTCGTTTTTACCCATTGTTCATTGGTATCAATGCATTGAACTATGGCATTCATTTTCATTTCAACGTAATCAATTAATAAGAGCAACGGGGGTGAAAGCCCCCCATTTTTAAACATTTAAAAGGAAATTAATCATGATGAAAACATTGCAACCCGAAGTTTTGACAAATTTACAGCACACAGAATTTAATTTTTCTGATGCAATTAAATATATGTTGTTGCATGGCAGTCCATTTGAAAAAGCAATGGCAACAGCGTATCAATCGCTTGATACATACAGCCGTCGTCGTTTATTAAACGAATTAAGCCATGTTTTTTTGCCTTGGATGTAATACATTACGGATATTTGATATAATACTTTTACGACACAAGCAAATGTCGTAATTTTTTAAACATTTAAAAGGAAGCAAATCATGAAAAGCAATTCTTGGAAAAAAGATTATTTAATCGTGTTGTTAAGCGACTATGACAACACATGGCACAAAGTAACAATCCCTTGCACGTTTATGCAAGCAATCCGATTTGCACGTGCCAAAGGCTGGCGCATTGACAGTCAAAACGTGCGTTTGGTTACATTGACAGAATTTGCAACAATGAACAAGGTGACAGCATGAAATTTATTAAACAATTTGCAATTTGGGTTTTACAAGGACTTATCGGCTTAGTGTTTGTAATAGGCGGTGCATTATTCTTAATTGAATATATGGCCGGATGTGGTGAGCATTACATCGATTCCAAAGGCGTTAGCCACGCCAACCAATGTTTTTTTATCAATCGTTAATTATTTAAAAGGAAATTAATCATGGCACACGAACTTACAATCCGCGCTGACGGTTACACAGAAATGGCTTTTGTGGGGGCAACCCCTTGGCATGGTCTGGGTCAAACACTTGACCAAAACGCCACCATCGAACAATGGCGCGTTGCCGCTGGTATGGATTGGACTATTGAATCATCACCCGTTTGTTTTATGCCTCACGGCTTTTATGGTGACATTGTAAATTTTTCCAAGCAAAACGTATTGTTTCGCAGTGACAATGAACAACCATTGTCCGTTGTGTCCGACCGTTATCAAGTGGTTCAACCCGCCGATGTATTGGAATTTTTCCGTGATTTGGTCGAAGAATCAGGTTTCCGCTTACATACAGCCGGAACATTGTTTGGTGGCAAGCGTTTTTGGGCATTAGCCGAAACGGGCAAATTTGGTGAAGTTTGTGATGGCGATGGCGTTGGTGGCTTTTTATTGTTGTCCACATCCGCAGACAAATCATTGGCAACGACTGCCCGCTTCACCAGCGTGCGTGTCGTGTGCAACAATACATTGTCATTGTCAATGCAAGACAACGCGCACTGCGTGTCATTTACACACGCCCGCAAGTTTGACCACGAATTGATGAAATCAAAATTGGGTGCGGCTGTAGCATCGTTTGATGGATTTATGGAAATGGCTAAACATCTTGAGCGTCAACGTATTACAACAACGCAAGCAGATAATTTTATTAAGCGTATTTTGTTCACGGCAGACCAAATGCAAGCACCGAATTTCAATTTGGAAAAAAATCGCACATACAACAAAATTTTGAATTTGTTTAAAGGCGAGGCAAAAGGTGCTGAATTGGTCGGCGACACAAAATGGGCATTGCTTAATTCCGTAACCGAATATTTTGACCATCATCACCCATCACGCACAGATGATGCTCGATTAAACAATACATGGTTTGGCAATGGCGACGCAATAAAAAATCGTGCTGTTGCTGTTTTAACGTCTTGACAGATATTACATAACTGCCATAATCCCCTCATCTAATACATGAGGGGTTTTTTATGGCAAATGCGGCAACAAAAATACGAAACGTTTTTACATCAGCAGAAGCACCATTAACATTGACTGACATACGTCATGCATTGCCGGAATTGAAATCAAGCCAAATTTCAATGGGACTTTGCTATTTTATGCGTCAACGATACATGACGCGTGAACCAATAAAAAATGAACAATCACGTGGTCGCAAGACAGTTTGGCTTTATACGTATCATTTAACAAAATTGCCAAAACCCGAAATAATTGTATGACCTCAATACAAGTCGGCGAAGTGTGTCGGGATTGCACGTATGCGGAAACAAAGCAATATCATGGCGGCTATTCGTTTACTTGTTATGGGTGCAGACAACGATTGTTGCTTGAAGAACCATGCAAAATGATGCGTGAAATGTTGTCGTTATCATTGCGTAAATGGGGCAATGTTCCCGAATGGAAAATTGAACCAAATTGCGGTTGCATCAAATCGTGCAAACGCAGACAATATCAAAAACAGGGGTAATGTATGCCAATTAGCAAAAAAGCAGACGGATGGTATTGGGGCGGTAAAGGACCATTTGCAAGCAAACAAAAAGCAATTCAAGTCGGACAAGCCGCACACGCATCCGGTTTTAAAGAGGAAGCAATTATGGACAATCAATTAATTGGCA